TGATTTATTGTTAAATCTTCAACGGTTGCTTCAGCTAGTGTTGCTAGTCCATCTATATCAATAGTACCGCTTACTGTAGCATCACCTGTAATATTTGTGCTGTCAAGTAATTCAATTGCACCTGTACCTGCAACACTTAATTCTAAATCTGCATTAGAAGCAGTTGTTCTAATTTGATTTCCGCTAATTGTAATGTCATCTAATTCAATAGTATTTGAACCAAATATTGTACCATTTATAGTAAGTGTACCGTCAACTAATAGGTCATTAGTTACACTTGCAATTGATATAGAAGTGCCAGGTTTAAATGTATCAGATGCTGAATCATAAATTAATGTTTCACCATTAAGAACGCCTGTTGTGTCAATATCAACTAAGTCGTTAATTTCTGGCGTAACATTTTCAAATGCTGTGCCTATTGAACCTGCAAATGTATATGCTGCTCTTTCTGGTGTTACAAAGTTTCCACTGCCGTAACGTGCAGATGTAGTAATTCTAAAGTCATCAATATTACCATTTACATAACCTTCTGAGCCGTTAGCACTAGATGGATTACCGCCTATATTCCAATCAGTAGCAGTTAAGTCTCTTGTATACGCTGCACTTGCACTTAGCGTACCGTTTATGTGTCTATAAAGTGTTCCGCCAGTTCTAGTAAAACTTACATAATACCAAGTGTTTGGTGTTAATGACGTAGCAGTTAAAATGTTTCCTGTGCTATCAGTAACACCTAAAGAACTACTAATTTGAAATACTGTTGCATCATCTGCCGAATAAATATATCCTGAAACACTACTGTCATGATATATCCAAAAATCAATAGTAAAGTCGCCGCTACCAATTGCTGTACGTGTTGCACTTAAATATGAATTAGTACCGTTTCCTAAATAACTACCAGTACCAAACTTTTTAACAGTTTGTGTAATTTTTGCATCGCCGTTTGCAGTGATTGCACCGCTTATTGTACTTTCATCTAAGAATGTAGTAGCATCTTCAGAACCGTTTGCAGGAATTAAAATTAAAGTATCTGCATAAGAAGTGTCACCAAATGATCCGCCATAGCGTAAGTATTGTCCTGGTTTGATATTAGATATATCAACGTCACTTATTCCATCAACGCTTGCTGCTGCTAAGTCAGTTGTAAAGTCAGCAGTTTTATATGTTGTAACACTAAACACGCCGGTGCTGTCATTAAATGCTAAGTCACCACCTGCGCTTACTGCTGCACGTACTCTTACATCTGTATAATATAAGTTTGTACCTTCACTTAGGTCAGTTGTACTATGATTGCTTATATCACTTACTGTTCCAGTAACGTCACCTGTTAGATCACCATATACGTTAGCAACATTTAAGTCTTTGTTTAGATTCCAACGATCGTCTGCATTTGTATATGTAAATGTTGCACTTGCACCATCTACTGTTAATCCTGCGCCGTTTGCCGCTGCTGCATTAGCTGCGCCATTTGCTACTGTAATATTAATATCTTCTACAGCTAATTCACTAGTATTAAGTGTTGTTGTTGTGCCACTAACAGTCAAATCACCGCTTATTATTACATTGCCGCTTGCTGTTACTGTAGCTGCTGTAATATCATCAGTAGCTAATTGTCCACTAACTGTTACATTGTTAAACGTTACGTTATCAGTAGTGCCGACTGCTTGTCCAATACTAATTTCGCCACTAGCAATAGTAACACCAGTGCCTGCACTTAAATCAGTTAAACTAATGTATTGTGCGTTTGTATTATCAAATCCAATTTCGCCTGTTGAACTGTTATACGTAATAGGATCTGCTGCACTAATTAAGCCACGAACTTCTGCATCAGTACGCTCTGTAAATGACATAACACCTGTACTATTATCATAACTTAGGTCACCACCCGCACTAATTTTACCTCTTACTTCTGCATCAGTTGCGCCGTTGTATGTAATAACACCTGTTGCGCTATTATATGTCATACTACCGATACCGCCTGTATCAGTTAAACTAATTGCACTTGTTGCACGTAGATTAGTAAAGTATAAATTTGTTGAACCTTCAGACAAATCATCTGTGTCTTGATTGCCAAAATCAGTTAAAAAATCTGCTGTTTTATATGTAGTTACACTAAACAAGCCTGTTGCTTCTGTGTATGATAAATCACCGCCAGCACTAAAGTTGCCTCTAACGTCTGCTGCACTTGGACCTGTATATGTAAGTGCGCCAGTAGAATTATCATATGCAAATGAACCGAAGCCGCCTGCATCTGTAGCACTAATACTAGTCCTTGCTCTAGCTTGTGTAAAATATTGATTAGTTGAACCTTCTGATAAATCATCAGTGTCAAAGTTACTAATGTCACTTACTTGTCCTGTTATGTTTCCAGTTACAGCAGCATACACTCTGTTAAATTGTGCATCGCCTAAGGTACCTGTAAATACTTCTGAAGTGTTAGTTGCATTTGGAATAAAGCTAAAACGTCCAGTTCCTTCGTCTAGGCCAAAGAATCCAGTTCTTGCTGCGCTATCCCACCATAGGAATTCAATTCCTCTATCTTTACCGTCGCTTGCACTTAGTCCACTTACACCAACTCTTAGCACAGGATCTTCTGTAGTAGTTACAGTTGATTCAATAGTTGTAGTTGCACCTTGAACAGTTAAGTTTCCTGTAATTAATACGTCATTGCTTACTGTTACATCATCTATATAAGCATTCGCAAAATAGTTTGTTGAGCTACCTAAATCAATTGCGCTGTCTGTGTTAGGTATTAAATCTCCTAGCAGTGTCGAGTTAACAAAACTAACAGTATCACTTGCTGCGTTATCACCTAATACAACATCTCCGTTAAGTCTTGTTATACCACTTACAGTTAATGTACCGTTTATATCTGTAGTTGTTAAATTACTATCACCGGTTACATTTAACTCACCGCCGATTGTTGCATCTGTACTAGTTTCAAATGTACTACCAACTACACTTACTGAACCTGTTCCTGCTGCACGTAATTCTAAATCTGTGTTTGTATTATATGTTTCGATAATATTATCATCTATGCGTACTTGATCTGTTTCAAAAAATGCTGCACTAATTGTACCGCTTGCATCAATGTCTTGTCCACTTAATTCTGTGTATGTTAGTGTTCCGCCTGCTGTGATATTACCATTGACTACTAAGTTACGACCCACTGTTGCATCTCTAGTAACATCTATATCGTTAGTAACTGTTAAGTCATTTCCAATTGTTACATCATCAGGTAAGCTAACAGCAATTTTATTATCGCTAACTGTTACAGTAATTTCATCAGCAGTTCCTTCTACAGTCAATGTTTCAGTTAATAAATCAATTACTGTAGAATTTGTGCCATCTGTAATATCTAATGTTTCTACAAGAGCTGCTGTTGCTACACCTGTTACTCTGCCGTAAATATCTACAGTCAATACAGGTATTGCAGTTGCACTTCCATAAGTTCCACTTGGATCGACACCTAGTGCATCTAGATTAAATGTAACTTCGTTATTTGAAACAGAACTTGCAAGTCCTGTACCTCCTGTAAATGTTAATGTTTCACCGCCTGCGACTGTATCGGTTGCAGATCCATCAGTAATATCAAAACTTGTTGCTATAGCTTGTGTTGTAACAGTTGTAACACGACCTTGTGCATCTACTGTTATCACAGGAACTGCAACGTTTGAACCGTATGTAGCTGCTGTAACTCCTGTAGCAGGTAGTCCTAATGTAGGTGTACTGCCTTCTCCGCCTGTATCTACTATTGTAAGGTGATTTGCTGTTACTTGTATATCTTCAACATAGTCACCAGTTGTGTCAGTACCTAATGCAACACTATTTGCACCTATAGTAAGTGCAACATTTGATACGTCTGCACTTCCGTCAATACTAAATGACCCAGTTACATCACCTGTTGCAAAAGTAACTGTTCTAGCAGTCTGCCACTTTGATGCTGTAGCAGCATTACCAGTTACATCACCAGTTACATCACCTGTTAAATCACCAGTTACATCACCTGTAAATACTGCATCAGTGCCATCAGTGCCGTTTTCTAGTATCTTGCTTGTGCCATTAGAAGCAAAAATATCTCCAACAACATCTCCGGATAATTGATTAGCGCCCAAACTTAGTGGCTTGTTAAATGCTAAATGCTGTCCTACATGATTCCAGGTCATTGTAGCATCACCGTTAGAGCCTAAATCAATTGTTAACCCTGCACCGTTTGCTGTTGAACTATCTGTTGTTCCTTTAGCAACAGTAATGTTAATATCGTCTACATCAAGTGTTGTACTATTAATTGTTGTGGTGTTACCATTTACTGTTAAGTTACCTGTGATAACAACATTTCCGCTTGCTGTAACAGTAGATGCTGTAATATCATCAGTATTCAAAGTACCAGATGCTGTAATGTTGTTAAATGTAACATTATCACTTGTACCAACTGCCTGGCCAATTTCAATTGTTGGTGTAGCACCTTCGCCTGAATTATCAGTTATAGTTACGCCTGTTCCAGCAACTAATGATTCTACATAATCGCCAGTTGTATCTGTTCCTAATACTAAGTTACCTGGATTAAATGTAGTTGTAAGTGTAACATTTCCTGATCCATCAAAACTTACAATATCTGAAGTTACATCACCTGATAAAGTAAACGACCTTGCTGTTTCTAAGGCTGTTGCAGTATCTGCATTACCTGTTAAATCACCAGTTACATCTCCTGTAAATACTGCATCTGTTCCGTCAGTTCCGCTTTCAAGTACTTTACTTGTGCTGTCACTTGCGTAAACGTCCCCTGTTAAATTGCCTACGACATTACCTACTACTGCACCTGTATGTACACCAACTGTATCACCAGTAATATCGCCACTTGCGTCTATAGTTGTAAATGCACCAGTGCTTGGTGTAGTTGCACCAATTGCAGAATCGTTAATTGCAACACCGTCAATTGTACCGCCATTAATGTCAACTTCTGCAAATGTACTTTTATCTGCGCCTGTTCCGGTAGCAGTAACCTTACCAGTTAAATCACCAGTTACATCACCTGTTACATCACCGGTTACATCACCAGTTAAGTCACCAGTAACATTACCTGTAAATACTGCATCAGTACCATCTGTACCATTTTCTAATATCTTGCTTGTGCCGTTGTTTGCATAAACATCACCCACTAAGTCGCCAGTAATATCGCCTGTAACTGCACCTTCAAATGTTGCTGCTTTTACAGTTTGATATACAGGGGTTCCTGCTGCATCTTTAAATTCAAACTTGTCTGTAGTTTCATTCCAAAGTATTTGTACGTCAACAACAGAGCCTCTGTTAATAAGTAAACCTGCATCTTGTGTAGGAGCAACGCCTGCTCCTAAATTGCTGTTTAGTTCGATTAAATTATCAGCAAGTTTAATTTCTTCTGTGTTAACTGTTGTAGTTGTACCACTTACTGTTAAGTCACCACTAATAATAACGTCACCGCTTGCTGTGACTGTAGCTGCTGTAATATCATCTGTTGATAATGTACCTGCTACAGTTACATCGTTAAATTCTACATCGTCTGTAGTGCCAACTGCTTGTCCAATTGTAATAGTAGGTGTAGCACCTTCACCACTGTTATTTGTAAGTGTTACACCAGTACCTGCAACTAATGCTTCAACATAGTCACCAACTGTGTCTGTTCCTAAAGCAACACTATTAGCTTGTATTACACTATTAAGAACAACATTTCCAGTGCCGTCAAAACTTACTGCACTTGCAACAACATCACCAGTTATACTAAAATTTCTTGCAGTTTCTAATGCAGTTGCAGTATCAGCATTACCTTCTACATCACCAACTACACTACCTGTATATACTGCATCTGTCCCGTCAGTACCATTATCTAATATTCTTGTTCCGTCTGTTGCAAGGACATCACCTGTTAAGTCGCCTTGTAAAGCTGCTGTTACTACGTTGTTGATTCCATCAACAAGCAAAGTACTGTTGTCGCCAAATACACTACCCTGTACATCACCTAAATGATAACCTGTTGTGTCTCCTGTTAGATCTCCAACTACATTACCTACTACATCACCTGTCAAATCACCAGTTACATCACCTGCAAATGTTGCATCATTTCCATTAGTGCCGCTGTTTAAAACAGTAGTTCCGCCTGTAGCTTTAATGTCACCTTTAAAGAAAGCATTTGTGCCGTCGTTACCGCTATCTAAAACAGTTTGTCCGCCAGTAGATTTTACATCACCTATTAAATTACCTGCAAAAGATGTACTTGTAATTATTCCACCTGCAGGGTTATATGATAACCCGTTATCGACTTCTAATCCGTTTGTACCAGTAGCGGAGCTATCTGCAAATACTAGATAAACATTTTCGTTTGCTGTAGGATTAGCAGTTATTGTAACTTCAGTTGCACTGTCAGCATTACCAACTAAGTCAGCTGTAATAGTACCTGCTGTAAAATCTCCACTTGCATCTCTTGCTACAATTGTACTTGCAGTGTTTGCATCTGTAGCATTAGAAACAATTTCATACTGCACTGCTTCGCCTGCTACTTGTGCAACACTTAATCCAACACCACTGACTGTAATATCTTCAGCATAATTTCCTGTTGTATCAGTACCTAAAAGAACTGCATTTTCTCCAACTGTAGCTGTTAATGTAACATTTGCACTACCGTCAATTGCTACACTACCTTCTAAGTCTCCACCTAGTGTAATTGTTCTTGCAGTACCCCAAGATCCTGCTGTACCAGTTACGTTACCAGTTACGTTACCAGTTACATCACCTATTAAGTCCGCTGTTACTGTACCAAATACTGCATCACCTGCGTTACCTGAAAACACTTCGCCTGTATTAACAGCGTCTGGTATAAAGGTAAATTTTCCTGAACTAGTATCAAATCCAAAGAAACCACGTTTTGATGCAGCACCATTATGCCAAAGGAATTCGTTACCTCTGTCTTTGTTGTCATTTGCAGATAAGTTACTAACACCTAAGCGTATAACCGGATCTTCTAATGTCATAACAGTTGTATCAACTGTTGTTGTAGATCCGCTGACTGTTAAGTTTCCGTCTACAAATAAATCATTGCCAACTGTTAGGTTTGTTGTAATTTCTACTGTACTAGGAAGTCCTACTGTAACTTTATTATTAGATACTGTTACTTCTGTTTCACTTGCAGTGCCTTCAAATGTAAGTGTATCAGTAAGCAAACTAATAGTATCATTATTAGTTCCGTCAGTTATGTTTAATTCAGTAGCAACATTTATTTCTGATGCAGCAGTTAATCTACCATAGTTATCTACAGTAAAGCTAGGAATAGCAGTAGCACTACCATATGTACCAGTGCTAACACTTGTAGTGTTTAATCCTATAGTTACAGCAGCACTTTCTAAACCACTACCAGAAAGTACTAATGTACCATTGCCGTCATCTGCTATAGTTTCAACATAATTTCCAGTTGTGTCATCTCCTAATACAATTGAATCTAATTCTATAGTTGTAGTCAAAATTGCATTTGCAGATCCGTCAAATGATGCTGTACCAGTAACATCGCCTTGTAGTGTAATATTTCTTGCTGTTGCTAATGCTGTTGCAGTATCTGCGTTACCAACTAAGTCACCTGTAAATGTAGTAAATGTTGCATCAGTGCCTTCTAGTGTAGTAATATATCCTTCCGCCCAATATGCACTTGAAGAACCTATATTTTTTGTGTTACTACCTGATGGTATTAAATCGGATGCAAATTGTGCATTTAATGTAATAGTATCTGAACTTGAATCGCCTAATTCTGTATTTCCGGTTACTGTTAATGTAGGCGTTGTTATTCCGCCTTGTGTTATTTCTAGCCCTGTTGAGACAAATCTAGCAACTTCTGTGCTACTTATTTCTGCAATGACAGCATTACCTGCATCAAACACAATGTTTGTTGCACTTTCTAAAGTCGGTGTTCCTGTACCATCACTTATAAAACTTTCAGCTGTAACTGATCCATCTACTTCTAAAGTAGTGCCATTCCATGTAACATCTGAAGATGTTGTTAATTCTCCATTTGCTGATGCAATTACAATGCCTTCATTATCTAAATCTGATACAGTAAGTCCTGTAACAGTCATATCACTTAATACATCAACAATACCAGTACCAACTGCAACAAGTTCTAGATTTGCATTTGAGTTAAATGTTTCTATTCTGTTACCATTGATTTGAATTTGATCTAAAAGTAAATTACCGTTTGGATCAATAGTTACATTATCTCCAATATTAGTAGAGCCACCGCCACCACCAATATTTGTATCACCACTTCCGCCTGCACCTACATCTAGATCTTCGCCCGGAGGAGTTGTTATTTCTGTTCCTCCATCACCGCCTCCGATAATAACACCACCGAACTGTGTGCCGCCTGATGCAGATGGACCAAATGCACCCGAGTAAACAGCTCCCACAACGTATATAACTTTTGATGCAGTTAGTACACTAGGTAAATTAGTACCTATAAAATGCACTGTTCCAGCTTGATAATCAAAAAACCATTCGTCATTATCACCTGCACCAACAGCAAATAATTGTGTACCTGTACTAGTTGGATCAGCTGCGCTAGGACTATCAGCATATACTTTAACATTATAGGTAGCGCCAAACTCTGTAGGTATCCAGTCAGTGCTTCCAGTTAACCAAGTACGTCTTGCACTTGCTGTACCGTCTTCAGTACACTCAACAGCATTAGCACCTATGTAAACAGTAACAGGAGAAGCACTCGTAGCAGGTATTACATTTGGAATTTCAGCACTATCTCCCCAAATTTTATCACTTCTTATTAGTAACGGACTTGCTATAGCTTCGTTTGTAGCACCTTTGTTAGATTCAACATCTGACTTACTTACGCCGTAACCTATCTTTTTCCAAAGGTAATCAATTTTTTGTATATCGCTTATCGCCATTTAATTATACGCCTTCTACTATTGACAAACTGCTAACACTTTGTCCTGCTGCTAATGCTATTCTTACTAACACAACATTACCCGTTGCACTAGTAGTGCTTACTATTCCTAACGTCATTTGATAATTTCCGCTTAAACTTGTATTATTACCAATGGTGTTTGCAGGTCCATCAGCAACACCGTTACTACCATTACCGCCATTACCGCTATCTGCACCTGGTGTGCCTGATCCGCCAAATGCTTGATCTGCACGTAACCATCCATTAAGAGAACTAGCAGCGTCGATATCAGTGCCCGGTACTGCTATCCATAATCCGCTTATTCCACTGGATGTAATGTTAATTCTAAATTTACTTACAGCACTTCTTCTAAATGCCATTGTAAAATATTGTGTGCCGCTATCGCTACTTCTATCTGGGCCTGCTGGTAAAAATCCTGTGCTATAATCTACTGTATTATTTTCTAATACTCCTAATCTTATAGTTGCTTCTTGTGTTCCTTCAACTCCAGGGTCACTCGATTCTGAGTAAACACTACTGGTATAAAAGTTTGTTGCTCCGTTAAATGCCGGGGTGTCAGTTGTTGCAGCAAGGAATGCTGCGCTACGCTTACCGTCGTCGCTATAAGTTGATCCTAAGCTATTTGAAACTGGAATTGCTATTTCACTTATACCACTTTGCGCTGCTGTATGGACTTGAATTTTTTCGTTGGAATCTACTCTATCACTAAACCCATTTACATTAAGTATTCTCATTTCTGCATTTGACACAGTGCGCTGATTAGCTACGTTACCTACAGACATTGTAAAATTATTCATCGTGTATGGTGTGCCTACTCCTACGTTTGCTATAACATTACTTCCGTTTAACATAGGACTGCTAGGATTACTCATCTGTGAATGACTGTAATTTTGGTTAGTACCTATAGAACCAGATGTTCCTTCGTAGTCGCTACCAGTTTCAATAAACACTGGTGCATTAAGTCCAGTTGAATGATCGTTAAATACTTGTCCACAAAAATCTTCTACTTGCCAGTTTTGTAATATAATTGTGTTACTACCATTGTAATAAGGAATACCACTAATGTATCTCTTAGTTCCTGCTGCACCTTCGACTACAGTACCAGCTGTAATAGTTGGATCTCCAATTGGGTCATGTACAAATTCTTCTATGTTTGTATTACCTTCTGTACTATGAGTAATTTGGAATGTATGTATTCCAGGGTCAAAGTTAGAAGAACTATCATGTGCAATTTTAGCTTTAAATCCTTTGTATAAGTTTGGAGTATAAATTGTGCTACTAAATGATAAATCACTGCCGTCTGTATTAAGCAAATTGTAATCTGATTCTTCTTGTATTTCTAATGAACCTACAACTCCTGTATTATCAGTAGCATCTAGTTGAATATTGTTAACATTAATTCCATCAACTTTTGCGATTAATTCTCCTGCTGATGCATTATAAGCAAATGTAGACTGTGTTTTTGTAAACACACTAACTGCGGAACTTGTTCTTTTAACTGTTGAACCTGCTGTCAATGTAGTGCTACTTGTGTTATCTGTAAATCCATGTGCTAGTCTAGGATTACTTGATACTGCTTCTTGTACAAGTATCGTCTTAGTACCTAATCCGTCTGGAGCAGCAATGTTTGGATTATACACTTTTATATCTTCCGTAGTACTCATTGGAAATAAACTAGGTGTTGCTGTTGTGTGTGTTAGTAATGAAAGAGTTAATGTGTCACGCCCGTTGCCGGTTGCTGTTCCTGCTCCCCAAGTGTGTGCTAATCTTGTACCTAATACGCCACCTGAAGCACTATCACTTGCAATACTATCTGCCGACGTGCCATCGCCCCAATCCATAGAGTATGTAACATCTGCCATTTGTGTATTTGTGGTAATGTTTTCCATGTACAGACTATCACCTTCGTCTACATATAAATCATTACCTGTAAGTGCAGTTCCGCCCGATGAAGCTCTATATAATCTAAATGCCATAACAGGATCTGCTGTGTAAATTATTACGTAATCAACTTCTTCAGCAGTAAATTCACTACCGTATCCTGTGCCGTTATCGTTGTAAGCTCTAACTTCTACTGTAAAAGGACTATTTACATTGCTTGTATATGTATGACTAGGTGTAAGACTTGTTACTGTATCAGTTGTACCATCGCCCCAATCAATATCATATTTGTTTGGATTGCCTTCTTTAACAATAGTTAGTGTAACACTTGTACCTTCACCGCCTGCTAATGGTGTTCCCGTAAATGCAACACTTCTTACAAAAGTATCATTTGCTACATTTAACATAGTCTCGTTTAATTGATCAATTGCTTCTGCCACGTTACTTGTTCCACTAAGTTCTTTATAGGCACCGTCTTGATAACCACCGTCAGCTGGTGCACCTAACGTAATTTGATTTCCTATTTGACTCGACGATACAGCAGTTACTTGATCATCTACATACGCTTTTACACTTTGCTGTGTAGGTATAGCTGTTGCACTATCGCTTACTAAATCATCTTCATCTAAAATTGCATCAACTTCTGTAGTATTTTCAATGTTAAATTTACCAATAACTTCAACTGCACCTGTTCCTGCTGCTTTTAATTCTAATGCTGCATTTGTAGTGTTAGTTGCGATTGTGTTATCAGTAATTGTAATTGACGGAGTAATAATATCTCCATCTACATTGATATTTGATCCAACTGTAACTGTTTGAGTTGTTTCTAGTGTTGCTGCTGTTATAGCTGCTGCATCAATGTCACCTGTAGTCAATGCGCCTGTTATATTAGTATCAGCAAGTAAATCAATAGTACCTGATCCGTTGGGCGAAAGTTCTAAATTACTATCTGATTCAGTTGTTGTAATTAAGTTTCCGTCAACCCTAATATTGTCTAACAGAAGTGTGCCTGCATTAATCTGTGCAGCATACAAATCCATCATAGTATCACTACCTGGCATATGTACCATCATACCGCCAACATGTTGACTCATTGTTACATC